CACCACGAGACTTGAATAACCCGCCAGAGTCGCCAGATTGAGTTTTGTAGCATCTCTAGTGATTCCGGTCCCCGTCGAGTGCCCCCCCTTGACCCAGATTGCACCTTGGACCTCCAATAAAACGCCCCTTTCTCCCTTCGGGAAGAAGAAGTCCCATTTGAACCGCCTGTTCTCGATGGCCTTGTATTCTCGGGTGTATTTGATACCCGCTAGGTCCAACTGGCCCGCAAGTTCGTCCTCCAGCTCTGTTCTTCTCATCGCCACGCCAGCGCAGCGACCTTAACCAGGCCCCACCAGAAGGCGTAGAAGGCCGCACAACCTCCTACCACCGTCCAAACGCAGCCCTCTTTGACCTCTTTCTTCATCCTCTACTCCCCGCCAGAGACTTTGGCGTTTCGTCGTTCTTTAGCGTCTTTTTGAACCCTACCCCGCTGGCTGTATGGTAGATCACAATACCTTCCGCATCCATAAATCCAGGAGCAGCGAGGCTCCCAGAGTCGCGTAGATAAGAAAGACACTGGTCAATCCGGCCCTCGTCCATCATGCCACGGTAGAGGATGGGGACCAGCCCACAACATGGGGGCAGGATTTGCTGTGTTTTAGGCGCATCCTTCGGGTTAAGGGCAGGTGTGCTGATGGGCGTTCCGCCATTCAAACACCATCGCTGCACATTAAACATACTGAACCGCTTCTCCGAGAGCCCGTATTTACGCTGGATACCCTGCCCCCACCATTCTCCGAAGTGGCGTCCTGGACCAAGTTTGAGTAATTCATCGGCGTTCTTCACTACCCATGAAGCAAATCCATAGTTATCGTTAGCGGGGGTGATCCACCGATTCCTTGAACCGGCCCACATGGCTAACCCATCTGCCTGATATACACATTGGGGATCGTCTGATGGATACCCTTCAAGCGCCTCGATATAGATTTGGGCGTTAGTCCCATCAATCTTCTCGGTTACAATAATCTCCCGAGACCACCTGCCAATTTTGGGGAACTCCAAGAACTCCGTCATTTCTTCCTCCGTGTAAGGCCCACCAGATAGGCGTAGGCTACCCTTGCGTCTTGTGCAGCTTTCTCGTTGCATCCCTGTTCTACTGCTTTTTGGATTAGCTCTTGAGAGGCCGTCCTCATTGTTTCTTTGGCCTCGTCATAGTCGAATAATGTTTCCCCGATTGTTTTAGTCATTGGGACTTCTTCTCCCTGTGGACCTTGATCCCCAAAAACATACCGGAATCTTCCCCATCAATTAGGGCTGGATAGGCATGGCGGATGTCATCGAACATCTTATCGGTAAGAACAATCCCCCTGGGCATGGGCAGATTATCCAGATCCAATAGGAATTTGAGGCGTAGGAGATAGGCCACACCGTTATTCATACCTTTGTGGCCTTGTAGCCAAGCGCCTTGACCAACGCGAGAAAGATGGCCTCGGCTTCGGGCTGGACGATAAAGGGTTCAACGCCGATACCCTGCTCCTGTATAGGCTCGAAACACTCCCGTCTGTCGTGGCCAGCCCCGTCAGGGCGACCACAAATAGGGCAGAAGTCTTCGCTCATGGTTCCTCCGATTGTGACTTGGGTTTCCAAAGGGCACGGACATCCTCCCACTCTCGCCGGTCGCAATCAGCCCCCAAGGCGGAATAGTTCCCAGTCCTCTCGGCCCGCTGGAACTCATCCTCAATATCCTGTTTGATGATCTGCCGAGCATGGTCACTGAGCAGGTTCCAGGAACACCTTACCCATTCTGCCGTAATCCCAACCTGATAGGATCGCCTGCCCATGGCATAGCGGACGGCATCAATGATCATCCAGTCAGGTGCGTGGATGGCCTTACATGATCTGTGTGGGCGGCTGTTCATGGTTCCTCCAGATGGACAGGTGCTACTTCAGGCTTGGGTTGAGGTTTTCTTTGGATGATCCATCCAGTTCAGGCTCAGTGTTCGGCTCGTAGTTCGGCTTGTAGCCTGGGGTCACCAGAGCGCGAAGATCCTCCATGGCGTTGTGCAACCGTAGGCCGTTATAATGACAGAGAATCGGGTCTTCGATGCCCTTCTCCATCTCGCCATAGGCTTCGACCATCTCCTTGATGGCTTTGTCTTGGTCACGGACCACGGATTCAGCGAATTGAAGTTTGATGATGAGATTGTTTTCTGATTCAGCACCGCCTAACCGTGCGCTCGACTCGGACCCAATGGCCTGCGTTTCGTCCTGGCTCATCTCGTCTCCTTGGCCCATCTGGGCTAAACACCAATGTAAACCGCATCGGCGTTATGTCAAGCCTAGAAACGGGTCGCCCGCGTCTCCGTATAGAACTCGGTAACTCGGAAAGAACAAGTCCCAAGATCAGCGGTAAGGGGCTTGTGCCAGCCCTTGAACCCATCGTCACGGTTCTTCATCACCGTGCCCCAAACCTCTTGGTTCTCGTCTGTTCCCTTGTTCCACATCCCAAAGATCACGGCGGCATCCTGGGCCAGCCGATCCGTAGCGGCCAAATCCTTCATTGTGGGCCTACGGGAATCCTCCCCGTCCTTGTTGATCTGGGCCAGCGTGACCCAACCCAGGTTAAGGTTCTTCGCCAGTGCTGTAAGGTGCTTGGAGATTTGCGCGTTAGCAATGGCATAGTTCTCTTTAAGGGATTCTTTCGGGGCGGCTACATGCGAGAACTGATCCAGCACCACGCAGGTAATCCCATGCACATCAACCGCATGTTGGACCAGCGCCTCGATCTCCTCAACCCGGCACTGCTGCTTGGGGAACATGGTTTTCATGCCGGATAGAACCCGCTTCCGGTCAATGATCCGTTCAATCATGCCCCCATCGTACTGCCCGTCCCGGAATACCCGCGAGTTGACCTCGGACAGGTGAGCGGCAATGCGGGCCTTCACCTTATCCCGGCCCATCTCCAAGCTCAAGAAGAGGGGGGTCCCCAGCCCCCGCTCGATGGTGGCAACGAGGATCTGGATTGCCATAGCCGACTTACCCACATTGGGCCTAGCGGTAACAAGGGTCGGTTCCCCCCGTGGAATGGGGCAGATCCGGTCTAGGGTATCGTCCCCCCAACTCATCGCCCTCCCCCCGTTTTGGGTGGTGATTTGCCTCCCGTCCGCGAGATCGTCCAGCAGGTCTGACATATCGGAGATGATCTGGCTCCCAGGATGGTCTGTTGCGAGGCGTGTGATGGCCTCAGAAGCCCCGGAAATGATTTCGTGGTAATCCCCTAGCCCGGAAGCATCGGCGACGATTTTAGCCCCAACATGGATCAGTTTTCGGAGCTTGGACTTCTCCCTGATGATGTCAGCCAGAACCATCAGGTTTGCAACATCTTCGTGGGCTAGAGCCTCTACAATCCCAGCGAACCCCCCAACCTTGTCCAAAACCCCCATTTTCTCGGATTCGTCCTTGATGGTCAGGGAGTTAATCTCTGAGCCCTTGGACTGCAAGTTGCGGATCGCAATAAAAATGTTCTTGTAGACCGGGTGAACAAAGTCATCCGGTGCAAGGGTAAGGCAGGCTTCAAGCTCTGGTTTGCCGGAATACGAGGCACCGGCAGTAGCGATGAAGGACGCCTCGGCCTCAATGTCCTCGGGCAGACGGTCGGGAATCCAGCTTTGGGCCTTGGGTTTGCGGGTTTTCTTTGCTGGGGCATGGTCAAACTCGGTCCCTTCCCAAGGGTTATCGTCCCCTTTCACTTATCCCCCTTTGGGGTTTCTTCAACTGGTGACAATTTGTCACCGGTTGGGCTATAGGGGATGAACATGCGCTCTGATCCAATGTCCTGGCACTCGTTGGTCATATCGGCATAGGGGGTGCGAGGTCCAGCGGGAGAGTCCATGAACCGGGCGCAAAGGCTTCGGACGTGGCAGGTAGGGCTGGTGCATCGGCAGGTGTCAAGCGGAAGTTGGTTCATGGTTTATTCTCCTTGGCCCATAGGGGCGGGTTCATTCTGTTCCAATGATTGATCTTCAAGCATTTTCACCCCGTTTTGAAAGCGTCTCATCCACCTTGGCAACCATCTTCTTCCAAAGCTCCGCTTCGCCATAGAAGTTTGTCATCGCACACACATTGGGGATCAGCCCGTCCACACCCTTGTCGCGTAGATCAATCTCGTCCAGGTAAACGAGCCCACAGTTCACTGCCAACTCACGGTCGGGTTCCGCAACGAAGCGAACAACCCGGTCCCATACATCGGCTGGCCTAGCCAGGACGGACACACGTGTAGGGACGCCCTTGTAGTCGGAATGTCTCGGCCAGTCTTTTGCGATAGTGGCCAGTTTGGGCAAAATATGCCCTGGCGGTGTGGCAGGTTCCTTCTTCCTCGCAGACGGACGAGCCCGCGAGGGCGAGGATTCTTTCTTGGATGGTGGATTGTTGTTTGTAGATTGTAGATTGAGGATTGTGGATTGGGTGCCACTTTGGTCAACGGTACCGTCAACGGGACCGTGAACGGTATGGTCATTTTTATTGGACTTACGCATGGAGCCCGTTTCTACCGCCTTGGCACGAAACGCCTCCGCTTCACCCCGCATTTCGGTCCCGATGGCATAGCCTACCGACATGGGGTCTGAACAATCGTCTTTGACCTTGCCGCCATTCGCCCCCTTGGAGAGCCCGATAAGGAAGTCTGACCTCTCCTGATCCGTGTCCAGAGAGGCGAAGGCAGAGTTGAATATGTCCAGATTGAATCTAAGGTTCCAACACCTTGCCCTGCTCATCGGCCTCTCCAGCAAGACGGATCAGTTTGGCCGACCCTCCGCGAATCGCGGCCTTCCCGGTCATCCACCGCCATACCGATTGGTAAGTGACGCCAACCAACCTGGCCGTTTCTGCGGGTCCGTGACGATCCACTAGCCTTTTCAGGATTGACAAAGTATCCATTTTGGCCCACCATGAGAATTGCTCCTGTTCATGCAACCCGCCCGGATCGCAACTGGAGTAAGCATACAACAAAAGTTATTGGGAGTCAAGGGAGCTTACTGGCTCCCTTCCCTTTTAGGTCATGGGCGGCGGGGTGGGCACAACATCCTGAAAGAAAATCCATGGGTTTCCGCATCCACCACATCCAGGGTCAATCTTAATTTGATCCCACTCGGCACGGGAAACCCGCCAACCGCAATTAGGGCATCGAAGTTGCGTCACGCCTTTACGGTAGTTCATTGTTTGGCCAACCCAAGCCATACGGCCTCCGGGATAGGTCTCCCCCCGGCGTCGTCCCCTGCTACGCAGGCACCGGAGGGAGGTTTGTTGAAGGGATTTTGAGGGAGCGCAGGGACGATTTGGCTCAAGAATAATTTAAACCGTCTTTACCCATGTGTCAAGATATGCGAGAGTAACCGGGTTCTTAGGGAACAGCACCATGGAAGTGATTGGGAACGCCACCTCGTTTCGCCATCCCACCCGTTTCCCATTGATGACTACCGCTCCGTTATCGAACCATCGTTTCAACTCATTGGATGAAGCCTTGCCAACCTTGCGCCCCTCCCGTGTCTGGAAGTGGCAGACCGTATGCAGTTCTTTCAAAAACTCAAACGCTGTCATGTCCATCCTCTCTCGCCTAACCATGCGCTCAACCGGACCCCGCATCCGGTGTTTGGTTTCAATCGAGCTACCGGGCGGGGCCGGTCAGTTTGGGTCGTTAGCCGACGATGGTTGATTTGGCTTTTTTGTTAAGTTCGTAGAGCACCGTCAGGAGGTTCCCGTCCAACGCTGGCTCCATCATGTTCAGTTCGTCCCACATGGCGATCAACTCCGGCGCAAGGTTCCGCAAAGCCTTTATCAGCATCGCGTCTGTCATCGCCTTCCCTTGGATTCCGCACGGGCTCAACTGTATCCCGCACTCATGCGTGGGACCACCAGCGTAAGCGTAAAACACGCCTTCCAAGCCGTTTCGTGTTTCCCCCTGGGCGACCTCTGCTCCCCAAGGTGCGGGGGTTGCTTCGGCTTCCAGCTTCTTTAGTTCATCAATTGTCATCGTTCCTCCTGGCTCCCTTAGCCTTATCCACATAGGCTCGGCAGGCTTCCCTGATTAGGGCAGACCTGTTGCTTTTGTACTCGCGGGCCAGGGCATCTAGGCTGGCGATAAGGTCAATAGGGAGGAGTGTGACAACCTGCTGAGTTGATTCTGCCATTAAGACCTCCAAACCTGGCAGGCCGTTCCCAGCCCGTAGTAACGGTAACACCTTGGCGCATCAGGCTCCCTGTCGCGGGGATTTGTTTTCCAACCAAACCAGCATCCAAACCGCTTCCCCTGGTAGAAGAAACCGGCATATAGCCCTTCCCAACAAAAGAACCATCCCGTTTCATCCGCCGAATCGGGAACATGGTCCAGTGTCCCAACAAACCCAGTCTTTTCTGGATTTGGGAGGGTGGAGACGATAGGCCAGAACCGCATATTGGTTACGGGGTTGCGGATGAACCAACCGTATGGAGATCCGCCCCGCTCCTTCGCCCACCATTCGGGCCACAATCCATCCTCGCGGTTCCCCAGCCATTCATTGAGAACGGGGTTCCTAAAGGAGATGATGCGCTGGTTTTTGTTAATAAAAGAGTCCTCACCTTTTAACGAAGCGTAGCGGTAGGCAACAGGGAAGGCTATCAACCCCAGCAGGTAGAGGGGGAGGAAGATAAATACCTCAACCAGCAGGAACGAGATAACCATCCAAAGAAACCGAAGAAAAACCATTTTTGCTCCATAAAAAAAGGGCGGGAGCCCGGAGACCCCCGCCCGTGGTTTGTAGCGTCAGAAGGGAATCCCGGCATCGTCAATTTCGGCACCAGCCTTCTCAGTCTTTTCGATGGAGGCTTCGATCTTCCGCTTAATGTTACTAGGAAGCTCATCAAAGCCTTCCTCCCCGAAGCCCCAAGTGATGAGGGGGCCGACCATCTTGACCTCCTTCTTGCCGGTGTAGGGCTTCACGGAGAGGATGTTGCTGTAAGTCTTGGTCCCGTCCTTGCTGGGGTTGTGTTCGATAGTGACATAGGCTGGGTGGTTCCGGGCCACCAGATCCTCCAGGAATGTCTTCCACTGCACCTTTTTAGCATCCTCGTTCGTCCAGGACCGCAAGTAGGCGTTGAACTTGCTCCGTTCGTGGAACAGCCAACCCTTGCCGGACTTGAAATCCGTCACGGTCCAGAAGTCTCCCTTCCAGTGCGGTTCGCCCTCGCTGTTCAGGACTTCGGGGAACTGGAACCCGACAAAGACAAGGTGTTTGACAACCTCCTTGCCCTGCATGTCCTTGTCCCGGTGATGGCCGCAGTCAACTACATACTTGACGATTGCAGCGTGTTTGCCCTCGGGGACAAGTTCAAAAACCTTGTCCTCGTGGACTTTGGGGGTGAAAAAGCTCATAAACACTTCCTTTGTGTTGGTTGTTCCGCCTAGATCCGCTAGGCGCGGTAAAGAACCAATAGGCCCCAGATGGCTAGGGCGGTATTTACAAACACATTAAGGGCAAATTCTCTGGGGCTTTTCCTATCGTTACCGTTCGCCAAAAGTGCAAGATTTGACAGCGCCTCAAGAAAGAGCGATATGACCATACAAACAGCAAAAAACCTCATCGCCTAACCCCCACGCCTTCTGTAACGCTTTCCACAACGCTTACATTATCGGGCAGAACGCCCTCCTTGTAAACCCGGATTGCCTCAGACTTCTTGAACTCGGGTTCGGGGAACTTGAAGAACAGGGGGTTCTTTACGGGGTCCATGCCAGAGAAGTCGTAACGGGTGGTAGTCCTGACCCAGTAGGTTCCGAGTGCAGTCTTGAGGCCGTGCCCGGTGACATTCCCAGCCTTGTCCATCTTGGGGAAGTGACGCTTCATAATGTCCAGGATCATGCCTTCCATCCGCTCCTTCGTCTGCTTGCGGGCCTCCAGACGCCCCTTGATTGCGTCCAGATGGGCCTTCAGCGTGTTGATGTCGCCCTCAACCTCCTCGATCATCAGGAACCAATCATCGACCGCCTTGGGGCCTTCCTCGACGATTAAGGCCACAACCGCAGGATCGGGTTCCCGGCCTGCCTCAAGATCGTCTTTCACTTGCTCGAACAGGGGCCCAAGATCAAACAGTTTCATTCTTCACCCCAACCAGAAAAGCACCAATACAGACGATGCAGCCCATCGCCCATGCAGCAAAGTGGTTAAATTGCCAGTAGAAAGCAGTTCGCATGGTAGTCAGAGAATCAAACCAACCAATAAATCTGATTAACCAATACACACCAAACCCCGCCAAAAGACAAATTAAGACACCACAAAACTTATTCACAAAACCTCCCAGTAGATGCAATCCCCTTCGGGCTTGCGGAGAATCCCCTTCATCTTGGGGATGAAATCAGCGTAGGCAAACACCCAACCCTCTCGGAAGTCATAGCGGAAACCGTGCCTGTCGCCTGGGATCACATTGCCCTCCTGGAAGCAGGACTCCAGCAGCCCGTCCCCGCCCATAATCATCGGCTCTCCATAGGGGCATTGGCGCTCCGGGCTATTCTCGATGGATTCGGGGTCGCGGTTGTCGGCAATCATCCTCCAGGCAACGATGGGGAGGGCGATCTTAAAGCCCTTGTCGTTCTTGTAGATTGCCCACCAATTAGGCGGGCTTGCGATGAACTGCCAGGATGGGCTTGTTGAGTAATCTGGTCCCATTTGATTCTCCTTGCCCTTTGCGGGCACAATTAGTTTACGCGGTCATAGCCCTGTTCGCCACAATTTCCCAGCCTTCATTTCTCATTAGGTGCAACTCGCGGGCCAGGTCCAACTCGTGGCAATTTTCAACATGCAGGGGATCTTCGGCAATCGGGCCACTCGGCTCCATCGCCTGGATCACTACCCGCAAGAAGTCATCCGGCAAAGGGTCATTGGCTGGCCTGTAGGCCAGGATACGGACCTTGGCGCGTCCCTTGGTGCATAGGTAGTCAATCGGCATTGTAGACCATGGTGGGCCTATTGTGGCCCTTGACTATCATTTTGGCTTCGCGGTTGGCGATACGAATGTTCCGGTGAACATGGTCCTGGTAGTCCGGGTCTTCATCGCAGACGGGGCAAACCCGTTCCTTCAATTTGTTGTGGGGCATTAGGTGCTTGAAGTATCTGCCGCACCAGAAGCAATAGGCATTAGCGGGTTTCTCGTTCATTGTTCCTCCGGGGACATTCGTCAGACGGTCGGGGGTTCAGGGAGGGGCATCCAGTGGGTCGGCTGGCAACCGTCCTCGATGGGCGCATTGGCATCAGCTTCCCAATCACGGGACCACTCATCACCTTCCCCGGTGTAGATGGCGATGGTGATTCGGCTGGTGTATCCAAGTTCGAGCATCCCGCCTTCGTTCTCATCCAGGTAGATCAGCACTTCCTGATCCTTCTCGGGGAGGCGATCAGCGCAGGGAATCCAGCCTTTCAACTTTCGCTCCTTCTCCAGTGCGTCGAGGACATCACCCAAGGCCTGGGCAGTTTCGGGATCGGTGTTCGGCATGAACTTCTCCAGGCTGAACCCACCTTCCATCGGTGTCTTTGCGGGGCGGATAGTCATGGTTCCTCCAGAAAGAGAAGAGCTACTTGGTGAGTTTAGTGATGGTGCAGCCCTCAGAGACGTACCGCAGCAGTCCGGTTTCGACATCCCGTAACTGCCAACTATCGCCCGTTGCACAGGGCACATAGAGGACTTCTGATCGAGTGGTGAGGGTGTAGTTCGCGTTGTGGAAATCCACTCGCACGAAATCACCGGCTTGGATCGCCATGGTTCCTCCAAATAGACAGTTACGGGCGGGTAGCGGGTTCGACGGGCTTGCACTCGTCGGGCCAGAGCATGATGTGGCGGTGCCAGTCATCGTCTGCCGGGAAAGATTGAAGGTTGAGCGGGAGGTCGCGGGCCATCTTGACCCATGCGGCATCATCGGTCTTGCGAAGTCGGGCCACGGTCCCAACCCAGCCCTCAATCCTATTATGATCGGGAGAGGGATTGTTGATCTGGATGCGCTGGCCGTTCATGAATCTTAGCATTGGGGCTCCCTGTGGAGGATAGACAAGATCAAAAAAGGTCAAGGGCGTCGAGTTCCCGCGCCCACGATTCAGCCATTTCCCCGGCGTTGATGAGTTCTTCCCCGTGGGTAACCGCATCGGGCTGCCCGGTGCAAACCATATTGATTCCGAGCTGCTTCATATCGAGGGAGAGGGTTCGGAGTTTTTGAGGGATAGACATATTTAGTTCGGTATGATGGCTGCCAGAGCTTCGTTGAATCTGATCTGGTAGGCGCGACCTTCAGGGGTCATCTCCCAGTTCTCTTTTAGCCAGTCAGCATGGGCGCGTAGGAATTCATATGCTTCTTTCTGGTTCATTGGTGCCTCCTGGTAGTGGACATTCGTTGAAAGGGTGCTGGGGGCGGGTCACGACTCCCGCTTTGGTGCGGCATTCGTCCTTGTGAGGTGCCACGGACTTTTCTCGGTTACGGTTGCGACCCGTTTACCTATGTCGTATGTATTCGACATGCCCCAGCGGATCTTGGACAAGATCAGCGCGAATCCGCGCCGGTGGGTTTAGATGAAAAACTTGTGAAAGATGGCTGCGACCAAGATCCCAGCCACCCAAAAGAAAAGCAGGACAGACAGCAGCCTAGAAAACAGTCTCATTCATACCTCTTAGGTTCGTGGTAAAGGTGCCAAGTGACAAAGCACCCGGCACAGAAGATTGTCCAGAGAAGGACAAATACCCAGTAATTCATTAGTTCACCTTGGCCCGAAGGCGGGTTGGTTGGGTATAGCGGTTTACAACCTTGAAGGCAAGTTGCGGGTCTTCGTTCTCCCCACAGCACTCAGATCGACCACAGGACGGGCAGAAGTCCTCGTATTCGTCAGGCTCCGGCCCCCAGTAATTCTCGAAACCACAGCCCCGATGGGTGCAAACGCTTTCGAGTTCCCCCCAAACCGGGCCGCAGCGTTCGCAGAACAGCGGGGCGATAGCCCCGAAGGTGCCTTCCTCTATATCAGAGCGGCATCCTTCTTGGGTGTAGCGGAAGGAACAGTTGTTCCTTCTCCACTTGCCAACCATCCCGTAAAATCTGGGGCGCGTGATCTCCGCCCAGTAAGCCTTTTGCTCTAGTTTGGTGAGGTTCTGGTAGCTGAACCCCGATCTCACCTTCTCAACAAGTTCTGGACCATTCATCGTAAACCCCTAAAACGGTTCTTCGCAGGACTTCAGCCATTCAGACCGAATCAAGTCCGGGGTGGTAAGCTCCCAATCCTGCATGAGTTCATCAGGGCTGGGAGAGAATACCTTGAGCCGCCCTTCGTACCCATCCTGGAGCCAGAAAAGGTCTCTTGAGACGACCAGGGCTTCCCCAACCCCTACCCTTGACGAGTGCATGGGCCTGCACAGAATACCTAATTCTAGGGCCTGGGCAATGATGTTGGGCGCACTCCCTACTGTCGGTTTCATACGGCGACTCCCTTCTTGAGCTGGTCGGCCTCGAAGATGACCTTCATGGCGTCCACTTCGCCAGGGTCTCCATCGGGCAGGGGGTTGATGACACCGGGCTGAACAAAATCAATAGCTTCGCCCAGCTCCCGGTAGAAGTTGAGAAGCCTCGGCAGGGAGTTGAAAAAGATGTTGCTATACAGGCCAGATCCGTCGTGGAAGCCGAGCTGGACGCTGTAACAATTCGCGTCGATCCGGTACTCAAGACCGGTGTTGACCGGGCCTTTGAATGAGGCGGAACTGAGGTGCCTGCTCTCGATTTTCATTGTGTCTCCTTTGCCCTCATGGGCTGGTTAGATTATGGGTCCAGCGTAAACCGGAAGCAAGGGGTTTTTTATCCCGCACACGGGAAATCTTCAGAGGCGATCCAATACCGCCGAGAGTTAGCTAGGACAGCGAAACACCTGTCGCAGAGGTTGGGATCTTCGGACTTGGGAAGCCCAACCGGAACCTGACTAGGGGCGTCTCCGCATTGTTTACAGCCTCCACTCCGCATGGGGCCGAGTTTCTTCCACCCAATCCGCGCCTTCGGGAGTTTCTTCTGCACCTTGGGACGTCCGGCGCTGTTGGTATGGATGATGCCAGCCCTTAGCAGGTGGTCGTATGCCATCCGATCCACATTCGAGACGATTCGGCGTGGTTCACAAACCAACATAATCCCCTCCCAATGCCCTCAAGATCCCGATTCGCGTTGCATTTTGCAACTTGGCCACCTCGTTCCTCAATTCTAGGCGGTGGATACAGTCATCGGCCCGCGCCTTCTCGTTGGCGTAGTCAAGCATGGCCTGGAGCCTTTCAGTGTCGATCCGCTGGGGCTTCATTGCCGCACCCGGTCAATAGACAGGCGGGAGGTCTCCCCGTCCTGTTCGATGAAAATGTAGCCTGATTCTGCCCAGACATGGGCGTCAGTCATGGCACCCTCAAGCATTCGACAGATCGTTTCGAGGTTCAGCATTGTGTCTCCGTTGGGCGTTGTAGCCGGTTGCTAGGTCGCGAGGATCGTGCCAGGTCTTTCAGCCCTTCCAGTGGTGAGTGGTGGTAAGCCAAACGCCTTCGCCGAAGTATTGCCTCCGGTTCAGTGTGACGATAGAACCGGGGAACTTCGACCGGAGCTGCCCAAAGACGCGGGAAGCCTTGCGGCGGCTTGAACAATGAATGATTGCGTTAAAACCTGGTGCATCGTATTCGTAGCACTGGACAGAATAGAACGGCTTGTGCATTGTGTTCTCCTGTTGACTGTTTCAAGTCTGTTAGGGTTATGTGGCATTAACCTACTTTCCGAGTCTCGAACGGTTTACCGTCAAGCCATTCTTCGAGTGACCCATCAAACCATTGGTACTCAAAAGTAGATTCTGCGATAGCCAGGGCGATGCACCCCTCTTCCGTGGCCTCAATCTGACCATGACCGCCTTGGATCTTAACGACACCACGGCACAGATCGCGGAACCGTGGGGAACGGAACCACTTGCGCCTTGACTTGGCTTCCTTGGGGTCGAAAATACCCTTGCCGCTGTAAGATTTCATGGACTTTGTCATTGTATTCCTTTCGAGGCCGGATGCCGGCGAGTTGAGCATAGCGAGACGAGACGGGGACGGGCGCGGGTCAGAAGAGACAAACCCTAACAGCCTCCAGAGCCTCATAAATGTTAAGCAGGATGTAGACCAAGCCCGAGGCAAGAACAGGCCAAAGGATTAGGCGAGTACGAAGCATAAAGCCTCCAAGATGATGCGTTTTGCAACGCGGGTTCAATAAACTTCCACAAGAACAGCTTTCACCATGCGATCCTTCGGGCACGAATCAGTGTCTCCAAAGTTGAAATATTGGCCGAGATAATAGGCTTGGGCGTCGGCAAGTGCCCCATTGAAACCCGTGACGATTGTGTTACCGTCTTCAAATTGGACGCGAAAGGAGTTCATTCTGCACATTCCAGCAGTTGGCGGGCAGCTTCCTTGAGGATACAGACACCATTACAAAGTGAATAAAACCTTTTCCCCGCATATTCTGGGTGGTTCGGGTATTCAATCTCTCCAGGTACCGAGAGAACATGCTGCAAAGAACCGCTCAACCGGTCCCACCTAGGCAAGGGGATATCGTTGAAGTATCTGTCTTTGGACGCCCTAATCTGATCAATGCCGATGCAATTCGCCACGTAGCGCCGGATGGAGGGAGTCACGAATTGCCCGTAGTAGGCCCTATGGAGCTTGTTGGGGTTGGCCATGTATTCTTTGCGGTTCATATTTCCTCCTGTTGGGCCATCCGGCCCGGTTTAATGGTTGCAAGTCGCGGGCCAGGATGTTAGTATCTCCAACCTGTATCGAAAGGTTTGGTACCAGTCTGGAAGGCATTAACGACCTTCCCGGCGCCGAAGGTATAGGCTGTGGCGCGAGCGGTATAGACTCCGTCTTCTTTCATCGCCTGCCTTACCAGGGCTTCGCATGACTCGACCGGAGCGATATGTTCAGAATAGCCAGTAAATCCAGAATACTTCCACGTTCTGAGCAGAATTAAGGTTTCCATGTCAGACTCCAAAGGTTTGCGGCATCGGCCACTGATTGAATTGGTCAGTATTCGTAATAAACAAAACAGACCTGACACAGACCGCTAGGATAAATAGCGATCATGTCGCCATAGTGGTCCACTCTGCACTTGAGACTAGTGAATCCAGCGAACTTCTTTGCAGCACGGACCAAGCTGAGATCGGATTCTCCCTTGTTTCCCTTGTATTCACCTCGACGGACCCAAGCGTAATTTGCCTCGCCCCCGAAAGTGTCGGTATGTTCAAAGCGGACCATGTCAGACTCCTGAGCTAGTGGCATCTGCCACAGAATAAAGGTTGCAAGTCGCGGGCCAGAATTTTAGATATTGGATTCGATCCTGACCATAGGACTATGCTTGGACCATACATCGCCCGCAAGGTGGCATTCCATGGCGAAGGTTTCCGCTATTTCTGCCAAACCTGGCGCGATAGAGTCTAGAATGTCGCCACACTTTCCTTTAATGTCACGAGTGACGATGAAACAAGGCCCACCGTAGGCCATGTCCACGGCAATGAGTGTGGCCGGATTCCACGAACCATCGTTGACGGTGATCCCATGGGGGAAGTCTATCGTTTTATACTTGTCACAAGCTAGCATGTCAGACTCCTAAGATTGTGGCATCGGCCACGGGTTGGATGAGCACAAGGTCATTAGCAACAGACACGACGAATCGCGGTTTCGCAGGCGGAACGAATGCCGGGGGCCATGCTGGGATCTTCCAGATCGCGGTAGATCGCCTCAATCTGTGTGTCGGACAGTTCTCCCGACAGATCAATGTCGAGACCCAGGGCCAGCGAGTACATAATCATCGTATTACCTCCTGGTAATAATGGAAGCAGAGACCGTACCAATTTGCGGGACACTAATAAGACTGGCCATTCTGCCCATATCAGAGCCTAGAACGCGATGCGAAAAACAACATGTTGCAGATCGCATGTTGCAGAGTACCTAAGTCTAATGTTTTATTATTCCCTGGCTGGAATACAGATTGAACTACCCTAATAGATAGACTGACGTGTTGCGTCACCCGCGTCACCGTAAACTGACGTGTTACGTCACAGACTTCGGACCGGCAGAACCAAATCGCGGGCCAGATGGTATCAGACAACAGATAAAGGAGAGACCCAGGCGCTGAGTGGCTGGCCGTGGGATGCAGTTTAATGATGCTGTTTCCCGAGAATAGTGCAAATTCCCACACTCCACTCCCCCTTTCCCAATAAACGCGGATTCACAGCTACAGGAATTCGCCCCGCAAACTGGGCGAGGGTGCTACGGGCTCACCGCCTGCCCCCGCGCAAATATTAAATATAACGCAATGCTAGTATCATAGGCCCGCATATATGCTGGCTGTATGCCTGGGAGTATGCCATAGATCCGCGCCAGATGCCGATCCACTAGCCTGAGCCAGCAGGACAACCCTCACCAGGCCCCCCGGGATGGGACCAGCGGAATCAGGCGGCGGCGGGCGAAAGCACTCCGACAAGTACACGAACCATTTTCTCAGGTGAGTTTACACCTCGTTCAGTACACGGACCGATTTCTCGGATGAGTTTACATCAACATATTGCAATAACAGATTTATAATGGAATAAGCATAATGCAGTTGCAGAGGGTGGTCTCCTCTACGCCGGGGGTAAGACTACCTCGTAAGTCTATGTAGAGTATAATGGTGAGTAATATAATAATTATAGCAGTATGAGCGAGGGAGGGTGGATGACGATGGGGGGCTTATGTTAATAAGTCACACTGACGTGGGGAAGAATTGGACTTGGGTTTACGGGTTTCAAGTCTGGGGGAGCGGAGAACCGCACTGGTGTTGCGTTTGCTCTTGTCTGAGGTTTTGGGTTCCCGCAAGGGGGCGTTCTTCCTGTTCGGGATTGTTCTCCCGAGTGGGGAGGTATTTCCCCGAAGGGGGTTGTTTCCCCGTAGGGGTTATTTACTGTTCATGAATCGTGGACATGGGTGCAGTTTGAATGGTCCGGGCAGTTGACAGGTTTACGGGTTTACGTATAATTCAGTATGGAGGTTTACATGAGCAACATGGTTTTCCAAGTTCTTCCCGATCCCGATAGTTACGGGAGTAGGTTCCGATTCGCCCAAAAGGTAAATGGCCGGGTGAGTAAGATTGGGGTTGTGTCGTTTGAGGAATATGACCCAAGCACAAAGCTACCAGATAACTGCGGCTTCGGTGTCGAGAAAGATGACCTGCAAGCCCTTGCCGACATGTTGTGGGAGTTCGGTATTAAGCCAACAGGCGCAACGGGTGGTGTGAGTAAAGAATTGTTTGATGCTACCGTCAGCCATCTTAATGATCTTCGTAAACTCGTGATTTTTCTAATCGATAGGATTTGATTATGGTTGATGAGTTCTGGTCTACACATCTTTCCTTTGCGGAGGTGGCCCGCAAGTTGGGATCAACGAGGCAAAATATCTATCAGCGGTGCTTGCGTAAATCCATCCCTTGTGACCGGGATGAGAAGGGGAAGCCCGGTGTTCCCCTGTATTGGGTCAAAGAGACCCTTGCGCTGCGGGCCCGCGACAAGGAGGAGGAATGATTCTCGACAAGGGGGATAACTTCTACGGGTTCCGAATCCAGGATGTTCGGGATGGGAAAGCAGGCCGGACCATCCTCTTTGTAAAGGGTAACGAGGGTGTTTATGTCACCATGTCCTATGATGACTACTTCACTATGATCGAATCCCCGCACGAGAGAGAAAGAATCCTGGATAGCCTGGCTGCTGCGATTTCAACCGCATTCCGCGACAAGTCTTCTGGAATCTGGAGTAAACAATGAGAATCAATTACTGGGTAGGGCCTTACCGGTTTGTCTATATGCGAAATGACCCCATTGCTGGCGAGGTCTGGATCTTCGAGAAGGATCTGGACTACATTGAATGGCGATCTAGCGGTGATCTGCCAACACTTGATGATCTCGACCGCATTCATCACGGACCTGGCACAAAAAATGGCGAATAAAAAGCCTTACAGATTCAAGGTATCTGCCAAGCAGTTGAAGGAGTCTTACGAACTTCGTCTGGCCGCTCAGTTCGGGGATAGGAAGGCCAAGGAACGTCTGGAGCTTTACAACAGAAGGATGAAGGAGTTGAGGAAGATGGACTACAAGCAGGAATGGATCGTGGATGGGAAGATCCTCAACCGTCAGAAGATGATGGTTTACATTAATGCGCTTGTAGCGTCCGGGACTTCGCTCCCCGAGCTTTGTGACCAACGCGGTATGCCTACCATGCAGGAGGTCTATAGTTGGTTTGACAACCATCCCGAGTTCTTGCGGGACTATGACCGCGCTGAGGAAATCCGAGCCCATAAACTAGGTGAAAAAGCACTAGATATTGGGATCAATACAGACCGAGAGAATGTCCAGGCTGATAAGCTCAAGGTAGATGTGCTTCTCCGCGCTGCGGCTAGAGGGAATAAGAGGTTCCAGGACAAGCAGGTCATTGAGCAAAAGGATGAATTTGCCAACATGTCCACGGAGCAACTTAGGGCGCAGGTCAAACGCATGATTGAGGCTGACCCATCCTTAAGTAGTGTAGCTACTCAAATGCTAGACGCTGCTCCGATTGAGTTACCGGAACTTCCCAACTCAACGCAAGATTAGTGGATAAGATCAATCTACAGGTGGGACTTCGACCGCAGGGGTAGATGGGATTAGGATACCCTCGGTGATAAACCCAGGCGGGAAGTCAGCGTCGAAGCAGACCCGCTTAAACCCCTCTGGAACCTTCCCCTGGTAGGGCATAGTGGTCGCGCAGAGGTTGAGTGTCTGGCCTTTCGGGAGATAGTAGGGCACCAAAATATCGCAGTAAAAACGGATCTTCATCGTTTTCTCCTAAGGATCTCAATCCTATCTAGGAACCGAAGTGCGGCCTCTTTCATCTCTCTCTCAATCTGAAGATCCCGGTAGAACGGGTATTCAAGAACTGGACGATTCTGGACCCATTGATACAAAAACTCATCCGACTCCTGAAGAGGAATCTCTGCCCGGTCTTTAGGGACGATGCAAACCACGATGTCCCAATGCTCCCCGCCACAGAGCATATTGTACCACCGGACCTGGAGTTCGTAATACTTGGGGCATCCGGCACGATAGGTATGCTGTGCCCCTGTCTTGGTGTCAATTCCCCCAAATGCTGTCAAAAAGTCGGGGGTTCCTATGAACCTAGGATCTTCTGCTGACTTGGTAAAGGCCCCGTTGATAAGAATCTTCTCATTCCGTTTGGCATACCAGTCTGCCACCATCGGCTCAAGACGCTGACCAGCCCTAGTCGCTGCATTGCCAGTGAAGGGTTTGCCAACCCCCAGTTTGTCGAGGAGAAGGGCGTCCTCTGACTTGTAGGGGTTGGCTCCCATGATGCAGGCAATATCAGACCCGGAGACACCGAGCTTACGAGACTCAAGCCAGGCTTGGTGAGCTTGTGCTTTTTCTTCGTTGGTCAAGGATGCTCCAGATTTTATTCGTTATTCCTGGTCTGCGTTCTTCTTCAAGTCAGAGATCAGATCAGAGTAAAGTTTTTCCCCGCCACCATAGGTCTGATACACATACTTGCAGGTTTCCCCTTTAGGGGCCTGCATGATAAACCCCTTCCTACCAGCCCAACCGCACTCAGTCCGAATCCAACGCGCCTTAGCCACCTGTTCTCCTCCTGCCCGGAATGGGCAATACCTAAAATATAGGCTTTTCTGGTAAACGCGCAAGAGAACTTGTGAGTTTTCTTTTGTTCATCTTAATATGCACAAGGTAACAGTTTTTATTACTTACTGCATATATATATTCACCAGCTGATATCAAGCGCGGCAAGCACTAATTATATTAGTCATTTCATTTATTAAATGCAACTAGGCTTCATAGTTCATCCGTCAGGAATGTTGTAGCGACTGGATTAAACTCTTCAAAAAAAGACATTCTGGAGTATTCATGTTTATTCCTAGAATAGTCAAGTCCGCGAGCTTGGTTGCACCTGTAACACGACAATACGAGCCTTCTAGTTGAGCGTTCCTTTCCACGGTTTAGATGGCCCATTTCGTCAAGGTGGTCTATTGTGGCATCGTCTGGGCCCATTTTGTCTTCTTCACTAAAATCTCTCCAAATCATTTCTTTGCCACAAAAATGACAAAGGCCGCCCTGCTCGTACCAGAGTATTTCCCTTTTATTAAAAAACTTCTTCCGACCACTACTCCCCATCTATTGACCCCGCTCCTATTTATTATGGGATTAAGGTTGTGCATCAACCCAGTGAATTTCCATCAAGTGTTTCATCAAATATCGTGTGATCCAGCTAGGCTTTCGGTACATATAAAGTTGTAGGCTAGCTACCCCTGTAGATCCTTCAAATCCCGTTCGATGCTCCCACCGACCCACGGCTTTCGGTGGTGGTGCAATTTTGAAGGTTCCAATTTGACCAACCGAACTTACGGTAAACACGGTCCCATGGTCCTGTTCATATTTTGGGTTCATAGTCTCCCGCTCCTCAATCCAAGTTTACGCCAATCTCAGAAACGCGCAAGTTTTTGTTCAGTGCCACTTGATCTTGTTCTTGCACTCAAAGACATGACCGCATTTGCAGGCTGCCCAACTGGTATCTCGTTCCTCTTCAATGGCCCCGATCAGCCAGCGACCGCAGCAATGGCACTGGTCGCTGAAGAAGGACAGGTTTTTCAGTGGGTCGAGGTTGCGGTGAAGGTCCATTGAATCATCTGAAGTCGTCATCGCTTCTGTTCCCCTTGCCCAGATTACAGTCAGCGCATAGCACCTGTAAATTGTCCGCATCAAACGCTAGTTCCGGGTGGAGGCTTTTTGGCTTGATATGGTCAACATGGAGAACTGCCCCGTCTTTTGCCCTCGCTCCGCATAGGCAACATGCTCCGTTTGAAAGGCGTAGCGCCTCAAATCTGACCTGACGCCACTTGGTGATCCCCTCGTCTGTAAGCAGGTAAGCCTTTAGCATCCTATAGCCTGGGGATGCCTTTTCTTGATAGATCGGTTTCTTCTCGATCAGTCTTTGGGCGATTGGCATGAGGAGCCTGCAAAAAACGCTAAAGCTCTTCGATTTAGGGATTCCTTCGGGAGTCAACCCGAGGAAGTATAGGTTAGTCTTGACAAATGTTCGCGGATCATTTTTCCATTTGCAACCCGACTCTTTTAGGGATCGGTAGATAGTTGACATCAACCTCATGCACTCAGGTTGGGTTAGAGAGTTTGGTGGGAACTTCTTCGGCAAGGCAGATTACTCCTTAAGTACTATCTCAAGGTACTACCTTTATTCAGTACCTCACTTGAATCACTACCTCTAATGAGCCTTCTTTTCTTTTCTTTGCTTACTTTCTTTTCTTTTCTTACCCACGTCAAGTCCCACAACAATATTGGCACAGACCACTGCCACTAGATGGTGTCTTTTGCCTTGTTTCGGCACATACCACAGACCACTTCACTTGAATATTGGTCCCACGATAGAAATGATTTCCATTCTCAATTTATACTCCGGTACAGAAAAAGGGGGGCGGCACTTTGCCACCCCCCGGCTCTGCCCCTTGAGGCTAGAGACTTACTTCTTCTTGCCGTCCGTATTAGCGGACACCTGGTTGTAGCCACCAGCGGCAGCGGCAGGAGCCAGGAAGTCGAATTTGGCCCCAGACTTATCGGTCGCGGGCTTCTGGGCCTGCATTTTCTTGTTACCAGCCATTGAGTTCTCCTTTAGAGAAAAGAATCGTTGTCCCCGAATGAGAGTATAGGTTGACAGGATGCAATTTGCAACACAATATGTAACTGATGGGAAACGAACTCGAATTGATCCGAGCCCTTACTGCGTTAAAGCAGAAGGAGGAGGAGAATAAACTGGCAGATTTCAA